ATTACTGAAAATTAAACCGGCGGGGGAAGGTACGCGGGAGACCCAATTTCCCACCTCCAACCCCCGCCGGGAATCTAATACGTCATAGGCACTAGCGCTTGATAGTCATGCTGCCACTTGGGGTTGATTTCAAACAACCCCTCCTCGATCTTGTCCTTCCCCATCGCTTCGTATTTCTCTTGCAGCGCATCCCAGCCTGGTCGTTTGACTCCAGACAAATGATTGCCAACATCCCAGCGATAGATATAGAAAATTTCCTCGCGGGATAGAATGGACTCTTGCGATGGGATGCCGTAGCCTTGCAGTTCTCGCATGAAGGCCTGATCCTCGCAGCCTGATTGCACAACGGGATAGCCACCCATCTTCTCTACGCAGGCGCGCGTGAAGATCGCAGAGACGTGGACATTCGCGTGCCGCGCGTCGATCTTCCATTGCGAGCCCAAGGGAGCATAAACGTAGTTCTTGGGGTGCCATTCATACCCCTTCCCCAGTCGCTCGACAGAAAGGCGCAAGCGATGAGGCAGGTTAATGTCGTCATCGTCCCAGCGGCAGAAGGCATCTCCTTCTGCCGCGTCGATCATATAGCGGATCTTCTCCCCGAGGGAAGCGAACCGCTCGGGCAGATTGATGACGCGCACCCCTCGCCGTTCGCACGTCAAGCGCTGCATAGGAGTATCGTTGCAAACGATCAACTCCTTCTCCTCGTAATCCTGCCGCAAAAAACTCTCGACGGCTTCATCCACAAGATGCCGCGAGTCAGGGAACCTGTTGTAAGTCGGCATCAAACATGAAACGAGCATTATTGGATCTCCTTCTTTGCATTCTCGATGGCCTTGCGAACAAGGCCAGGAAAAGGATCGGCTGGATTGATCTGGAACGCGAGCCCCGACAAGATCGCCTTCAGCCCTGCTCCTAGCTTCTCTGACCAGCCCCATTTGTCTTGCCCTTCTTTCATCCAACTAACGATAGAATCGAAATGGATTTCGCAACCCTTCACACCCCAAACATCCATTACCCCGGCTTTCGCTTTGCAGTCGCAGCCCTGCTTTATCTCGATCCCTAAGCCGGAGATAACCTTGCTCAATTCTGACCCAGGCCCCTTTGTCGGAGCCCAGAAAGGAACAGCAACAGCCTTACCGCCTTTAACTCGACTGAGAATGGACAAACCGTATTGTTGGTTTGTGTGATAGGCGAAGTACCATTCTGGGAATGCGGAGAGAAACTTCCGCAGGGACTCCGCGAGCCCCGGACCGCCGTCCTCTCCATGATTGGCATGCAAGACCGTGTCATGGAGGGCAATGTATTTCTCGACCTGCGGGCCATGCGTCATTAGCTCGCGGGTCAAGCAGCGCTCCGTATGCAAGCTGTCGATAAAGAGCATCCCTGTCGGTTCGATCTTATCCACGTTTTCCGAAGGGACGGGGACGATCATTGAGGACGGAGAAATCTCCTTCAGCCTCGCAACGATTTCATCCTCCTCGAGATTGTAGGACGTAACCGTTGCCCCAGCCGCAACGAAAGCCGCTGTTGATTCTCGGCGGTGAGTGAACTCCGTTACGGTCTTGCTTTGCGAAGCAAACTCCCGCAGCTTGTCCATATGCTTGTTGAGGTCTCGCGGACGCGAGCGTAGCCATTGATAGATAGATTCCGCGTCCCCTTCCTTTGCGAGCGAAACTACCTTGCCGTTGCTGACTTCCGCTTCCATCGCGCGTTGACTGGTGATATGGCCAACTGGGTCAGCAACGAGATACTCCCAATCTGCTTGACCGACCACTTTCGCTTCCACGACGAAGTGGACATAAACAGGCTCGAGGCTGAGGCCCAGTTCAACATGCCCCAGGACGTAGTTGCGAACCTTGTGCCAAACAGTCAAGGGATAACCAGCTGGTCGAGCCCGTCCAAAGCGATGACCCCAGCGCAGGAACGGCAAGCAGATTGTTTTCCTTCCTGCTTGCCTATACTTCTCGTGAATGTACATTTCCTCTCCGCCGAAGCCGCGGAAGTGTTTGTTGAATCCCAGCCACGCATCCTTGCGCGAAGCAAAGAACCCCAGCCCTTGCCCCGGAACCTCGAACGGTTCATCAAGTGGGTTAGCTGCTAAACGATGAAAGCCCATTTGCTGCAACGCAGGTTCATGCCCGACATAAGGCACGTTTGTCGGAAGTCTCTGTCCGCACCCTCCGCAAAGCGTAACGGGGTTGTACCCTGGCGCGAGTAAACGATAAGCACAATTGTCCTTTTGACTAGCTGGAGGGTTCACGGAAAACGTAATGGGGCTTTTGCAAGAGCAACGATAAGCCGACGCCCACGTACCCCACATTTGCCCTCGCCAATGATCGTCAAAGTGCGTAGCGAACCCGCGCAAGTCGTCCATGATGATCGGACCAGAGTAGAGGTCCTGCGTATCCCGATTGGCTTTGAAGAAGTCGAGCAAGCGCGGCAGGATGTCGAGGCGGGCACCCTTTCCATTCCCTAGCCGCTCGTTGTAGTCGGCAAAGAAGATATGGGAATCCATGCACGCTACAAACTCACCTTGCGCTGCGCTAAAGACAAGATTCCGAGATTGGGTTGTCCCCTTTATGTCGTTAAAGGGGATATACTTCGCCCCGATCTTCTCGGCGAAGGTGGCAGTCATTTTTCCATCTTGACTGCCGGGGTTGTTGTCCACGATCAAAAATTCAACGTCCTTGCAATCATACTGCGACCTGATTCCCTCGATGGTGAAATAGACACCATTGAAGTCGTCAAAGGTCGCCATCCCTAGCGTTAAGAAAGGCATCTTGGGTCTCCGAGTTTGGGTCTACGGACTCTAACATCGACAAAAGGTCATCAAACAAATCAACGTGGAAGCCTTGCTCCGCTTTGCGCTTCGCTCGCAAGAGCCCCCATCCGTCTCTAAACGTCACCTCAAGGCAGACTGCAATGGCTTCGATCTTCGATAGCTGCAAGATGCGAGCGCAGACCGCCCGCCGCTCGTTGAGGTCCTTCGCTGAAACGTAACCCTGGACGAGCGGCGCGAGTTTGTCGGAGAACGGATCCATTATGCTACCGAACTTAAATGGGCTTCGTTGCAAAGCATGGTCACAAACCACTTGGGCTGGTTCGTTCCTATGAATCGACAACGAATAAAAATTTCCGTTCCAACTTTGTTATTGGTTGCGTCAAAAACTAAAGTGCTGGCAGCGGCGTTTGCTGCTATCGAGTTTCCTCCACCAAAAACAATGTTCCCTCCTCCGTTGTCCAACGTAATGCGGGCGTCGGCTGACTGGAAGATATGGAAATTTACCCCATTCATGGTGTTATCCAATGATGGCAAATTGAAGGTCACCGCCCCCGTGGCAATGAACTCAGCTCCGCTAATCTCAGCCGTCAACGAGTAGTCCGAGCTCCTGCGCCAAATCGTATCGGGGATGTTAATCCCACCCGCCCAAAGCTTGTCAGGAAACGAGAAATTCTTGGCGAGAACATCCATCAAGCGTTGATCTTTAACCTCGGCTAGCACGTCGCTCCAATTAACGGAGCCTCGAAATACAACGGGGGCCGTTGTCGTCCCTGAAATGGGAGTGTCCTGCGCGAGCAAGCCAATAACATTTTGATCCCCACCCGTTGCGTCCGCGTCATAGAATCTCCCCAGACCATCACCGCCACCTGGAAAGGTTCGTATCGCAATGGCTTGGTTTTTCCTGATCGTCGATATGGGGACGTTCCCATCGTCCGTCAGCGTCCCCACAAGGTCCACGTTGCGGACCATGTTGACCACGTTGATTAGTGGAGCGTGGAAGCTTTGATTCTCCTCCGTCTCGACTTCAACGTAGGATTTTTCGATATTAGCCAACGACATGGACAGGGGTCCATCTAGCTGTAAAATCGTTTTATTCATTTCCGTCTCTCCTAAATTCAAGCTTCAAAGCCGCAAGAGTCCTCTTCCGTGTCGGAGGCATTGTCGTCCTCCCAAATATGAATCGTCATGTCCGTTCCAGTAACGCAATTAACTCCTCCACCATCCGCAAGGAAGTCAGCTGGAGTGGTATCTACCCTCCATTCAAAGTCTGGGTGCTGCTCCAATTCAAGAGCGACGCCCATCCCCGTCCCTCCAACAAAGACCTTCATCACGCCATCGTCGCACCAGAACTTGACATAGATAATATCGCCAGGTTCACAGATGCCTTCTGTAATCGGGACGGCGGCATCAAGATCCTCACCAGGTGGGCTTTGGAATTCCTCTTCCACTTCTTGCCAGTATAGCCAGAAGTCGAGAGTAAACGGACGCTCAAACGCCTCGCAAGTGCAACCACCAGTCGGTCGGCTAATCGTGCAGCGCATTCGCTTGTAGGTCAGCACTGGAGCAGGGGCGCAGGCTCCGAAGTCAATACAATCCACTTCGGGCGTCGTGGTCGTCGTGGTCGTTGTCGTCGTGGTCGTCGTGGTCGTTGTGGTTGAGGTTGTTGTTTGATTCACGCAAGTGGCGATGCACTCCTCTTCCGTTTCATACGGAATGCCCACGCATTGTTGAGACTCTAGTGGAGGCTCCGCTACTGGGAAGGCTTGGCACGCAACCTCGTCCAAAACGCAACTAGAGCCAGACCACGGAATGCACCACCATTGCACGTCAGGCGTGGTTGTCGTGGTCGTTGTCGTGGTCGTTGTCGTGGTCGTTGTCGTGGTCGTTGTTGTAGTTGTGGTCGTCGTGGTTGTCGTCGGCTCGGAGGTCGTGGTCGTTTGCGTGCACGGCGTCCACTCGCGCTCGCAAGATTCCGTACAAGGCACTCCTGGCGGCACGCAATCGCAATTTCCTACGCAACCATAATCGACGATTTCCCAGGCCTCGCTAACGCATTCCCATTTGCACCACTCCTCGCAAGCAACGGGCTCGGCCGTCGTGGTTGTGGTCGATTCGTAGCAAGATTCACAAGGGACGCTTCCTCCAAGCGCAGGAGTGGTCGTCGTCACGGTTACGCAAGGGAGCCGGACTGTCGTGCATTCGTCCGCTTCATAGCTCGGCTGTTGGCAGTAACAGTTATCGTATTGAGTGCATCCGCTATTGAGCAGGATCCACGATTCAACAGGCAGCGCGTAGAACCAATCACAGTACCCAGCGCAGGGCGGCAGTGGTGGATCGGGGGGCGGCACTTCGCAAGGAGTGTGGACTTCGTTGCAAATGTCCTCGGGGCCAGAAGATATTGGAGTGGCGCAAGGACAATCAGGGCCGCAGCCATCACTCACCTTGACGTAGCCGCGAACCGGAACGAAAACCCAATCGCACCCATCCTCGCAGCCCGCTGTTGGCTCAGCGGTCGTAGTGGTGTTGCAATCGCAAGTGGTCGTGGTCGTTGGCTCAGTAGTCGTGGTCGTTGTGCAATCGACAGGATCATTAAAGCCCTTCGTGCAATTCGTCCACGTGCATTCTCCAGATTCACCGCAATGGCTGGGTGGAGCGGGGTGACATTCATCCGCAGGGGCGTCTGGCTCGTCCGCCCAAGAGCGATAAGTCCCATCCGGGAGAGTGCGGCGGTTTATTTCATCTTCCGGTCCATCGTTGTGGATGCGGCTATTCTCGTCCTGAAAAGAGGAGCAAAGGCACTCGGGAGTGGTCGTCGTGGTCGTCTCGACTTCCTCGCAAGTCGTCTCCTCTTCGTCGAGGATCCACGTGCTGCTAAGATCGTCCCAGTCCCATTTCGCGCGACCCTCGCAAGAGGCGTCCCCGACGGTCGGCGTGGTCGTCGTTTGAGACGGCTCTCCTGTTGGCCTATCGCAGAAAAAACTCCCATGTTTGTCCTTCGTAACGAGGATATATTTCTCATTCGGAGGGAACAGCGCAGGAACAGCCTCGTCATAAATGTTAAAGACGACTGCCCGCAATCGCTCGCCATCGCTGCCTTCGATTGGCACAATCTCAAAGGCAGCGTCCTCCTCATTAGGATGCTCGGACACCAGCTTGAAAATGCAGCATAGCTTACTGCCGGGCTTCGTCCCTTCGCGGGCGGGAATGCCCTCTCCACAAGGAGGGACAGCAACATAGACCTCCATCGAGCCCTGAGACTGCAAAACCTGCGTTTGCGACCTGCGGTTCTCGATAGCCTTGCGAGTCCGTTGGGAGTCTCGGACTGCTTGTTGCTTATCGCTTTCGGAATGGACGAAGATTTTATCGGGCATGTTATTTGGGCATGATCGTTAGGTTGATGTTCAATGTTCCTTGAGACGCCCTTATCCAAACATCGCGCTGCCCTAACTCAGCAACAAAGAACCGCCCCGGTCGCACTACCCAATCCGGCTCCGTTAAATCCAAATCAGGGACCCCGGGTGTTTTCGTTGTCGAGCGAATGAACAGGAGTTGGTTTTGCATAAACGCGAGCTCCTCCGCTGTCGGATTAACCGCGAGTCCTAAACCAACTCGATTCTCAATAATGACGTACCCCACCTCCTCTTGTGGAATCCACCCAGCATCAAGTCGCTTCCACTCGTTGTCCGCGACAGCAACCCGCCGCGCGTAAGGCTGATTGATTGTCGAGAGGGATTTGGAAAAGCTAGTTTGGACAGCGACCGGATTCTCTCCACAATGCTGATGGTGGATAGCAAGGTTCGCGGTCAAACGGTCGCAAGGCTTTTCCTTTAATGAGGTCGGGGTGAACTTTATCCCGTCCACAACTTCTGGCATCGGTGGGTCTCCGATTAAGCGGCAAGGATGCTAGGGATGCCTAGCGTCAACAAATTAGCCTCGTCGTATTTCTCAAAAACGATTTCATGGGGCTCCTCTCCGTCCTCGATCGGACGCCCCTTGCCGTCGAGCAGGCAGATAGTGTTCTCTCCGTTGAGGTCTTTGTACACCTCGAAGTTTTTCGGATTGAGGTGATTCGCCTCCCCAGTATCTGGATCAATGGCATCGGGGTCTAGCTTGCTTTCGGATTTCGTCCGACTGCCCGGCGACCAGCCTCGCAAGCAATGCTTGCCTTGATCGACGAGGCGCCGGTCGAAGGTCTTGAAATTAACATCGAACTCATAGTCCACGGAATAGTAGTAGGAGCAGACCCCAAATAACTTCCGCTCCCACGTTACATTGGACAGTTTAATCTTGCGCTCGTCCAGTCCCCATAAAGGCGTGTCATTGACCGAGTCCATCAATTCGCAAAACAGTTCCAGTGGAAGGAACAGCGTATTGATCCCAATGCGAATGGTAGGTCGGTTCGCGTCAAACTCGATTAAGCCTCCCGTGAACATTTCGTGGCTGGTGGATTTCAGCATATTACCATGCCGATCCTTCTGACATTCCTCCGTGTACTTGAAAAACGTACCGCTAAGACGGGGCGGCTCCATCAGTGGATTTTCAATCTGAGTGTCCTGACAGCGTTTTAGCGGCTTCGTGCTGAAGGTCTGCTCCACAGTCCACAAGTTGCCTCTTTCTTTCGTGATGACTGGATTGACGACCCAGTTAGGCCAGCAGTAGGCATAGCTGTCGAAATCGTTGCCAAAGGCCCATGTTGATCCAATCGCGGGCAAACCTGCTGCGAGCAAGATCGCCGCGGGACCATCATCGGTACTGGTTGTTTGGACTAGCCACTTGATCTTGTAATCGCGGTGGCCGTCTTGATCAACAGTTAAGTTCCAGTCCGTCCGACCTAATGCTGTTCCACTCATTATGACAGCCCTACGCTTTCCACGATTAGAGTTTGCTTACGCGCGAGGCTCCCATCGGGGTCCGTGTTGCTGGCGATCATCTCCAACAGAGACTCGATCCGCTGCCCATTATTGAGAGATCCCCTGCCCTCAGGATTTCGCGCTCCTGGGTCAAAACGCGGGACCATGTTCAATCGCCCGTTATCTGTAAAGCGCTTCTCTCCTCCCGCAATCCCGAGGACTCCTAACGGGCTCGTTGCGTTGTTGATACTGCGATACGCGGCGAGACTGCGAATGGCAGCGGCAGACCCCGCCTCGACGGCTTCCACACCCGAAACGCTAAACTTGACCTTAAGGTCCTTGTTGAGTCCCTTCTCCAATTCCTTTAGCTCAAACTCATAAGCCTCGAGGCTGATTAGTCCCTTTTCAAACATCTTGGACAGTTCAGCCGACTCCTCCTTGTACTTCTCCAACGGGGATTGATGCTTCTTGGCTTCGTTCTGGAATTTCTCGGTGATCTTTTGCGCCTTCTCTAGCTCCTTCTTTTCCTTGTTCAAAAGATCAATCCGGTCAGCCAGGATAATGGCATCGTACAATTGTGCCGCAGTCGCTCCTTCTTGCTCTAGCTTCCATACTCGTTTCTGGGCAGCACTCATTCCCATCGTCTCTGCCTCTTCCTTCATTTCGTCGATTAACTTCTGGACGGACTTAGAGGTATCGTCCACCTCTTGATGAAAGCCCTCCAAAGCAGCCAGCGCGGGGTGTTGCTTCTTCGCTCCCGCATCCCCGAACATATGGTAATAAAGCTCCTCCGTCGTCATGCTCGCCTCGTCCAACCCTTCCTCAAAGCCCTCGACGGCAGCCTGGCCCGTCTCCTTGCTCCAGTCAAATATCAAATCGGGACCGTCCTTGATGCTCGATTCAAAATGGGCAAATGGGGACTCCAAGTTCCCAAACTCCTCCTTGATGATGTTCGCAGCGGTCGAGGCAAAGTTCGTCTCCTCCATCCCTGCTTGAAAGTCCTTCCCAAGCTGATTAACGAAGTCGGTCATTCCAGCCGAACCGCGTCCAGTAAAGATCGCCTTCAGCGTCTCCCATGCTTGGTACGCGAAGTTCCCAAAGATTTTACCGACCTTGATGACGCCCTTGATAACAGCGTTCACAAAGTCAACCGTAAAGATGCTCATAAAGCGACCGACAAGCCAGCCTTGCCACGCTACCCAAAGCCGCCGCATAGTCCGTAGGATGACGTTGAGGTTATTTACTCCTGCTCGCAACGCCCCAAACCAAAGGGTCTGTATATCCATCACAACCAATTCCCAGTTGTCCACAAACCAGACGTAAAGGGCTTTCATGTTGTGCTGGAAGTTTGCGATGAACCCAATTAGCCCCTTGAAGAAGTTCATGGCGAAGGTCGTTGCTGTCTCCCAAGCAGCGGACAAAGATTCCGGTCCCACGATCCAGTACACCAACCCCGCAAACGCTGCCGCCACAGCGGCAATCTCAGCCGTCACAAGCAAGAAGCCAGCCACGATAGCTCCTGCGATCAAGACGACCTCCCAGCCAATTGCAATGAATCCCCCGACCATCACAACCAGTCCGCCAAAAGCCGTCAACGCTCCTCCCACGGCAATGACGATCGGCCCCATTGCTGCCGCAATCGCAGCAATGATCCCAGCCATGCGAGCCATCTCCGGGTTTTGCTTCGCCCAGTTCCCCACCTTCTCGACAATTTGCGTAATCCATCCCACGGCGCTAGTCAGCAAGGGGAGCATATTGTTGCCGAGCGAAATCCACAACCGATTCAGCGTGGCTAAGAACTCTTGCCACTTGCCCATAAACGTCTCGTTTTGGATAGCGAATTTCTCCGAGACGCTGAGAGCACCACTCATGGACTCCTTCATAGCATCAAAGCCTTCCACTCCTGTCGTCATCAAGATGGAAGCAGCGCGAATGGCGTCCTGTCCGAAAATGTCGTACAAGGCTTTGTCCCGAGCCTCTTTCCCCAGCCCTCCTAGCTTCGTTTGCAGTTCCGCGATTAGCTGGATCAACGGCCTAACCGTGCCAGACGCATCCCGAATTTGGATCCCATATTGCTCGATGGCCTCGCGGCCTTTGTGAAGTGGCGTTTGCAAACGCAGGAACATCGTTTTGAGCGAGGTGCCGGCATCGCTGCCTTTCACACCAGCATTGCCCATAACTGCAATGGCTGCGGCGGTATCTTCCAATGATTGATCGACAAGCGCTGCGGCTGCGCTTACCTGGGAGAAGGACTCCGCAATCTGACTGATGGAAATAGATGAGGCGTCCGCTGCGCTCGATAGAACATTGCCCGTGGTCTTCGCATTCTCTCCGAAGACCTTCATGGAGTCAGCCATGATCGTCGCGGCAACTCCCATCTCCAGTTTGCCTACTTTCGCAAACTCGATAGCAGCCTTCGCGTCCCCTCCCAGCACTTGCTCGAGGCTAATGCCAGCTTTGAGTAGCTCCGTCATGCTTTCCGCAACCTCGACGGGCCTAACTGTCCGAAGGTCTTTGCTCAAACCCATAGCGGCTTCCGATACCGCTTTCATTTCCTCCTTCGTGGGATTAGCAGCGGCGCGCAGGTCGGCTAGGGATTGCTCAAACTGCGCAGCCGCATGGGCTGACGCAACGCCAGCAGCGGCAACAGGAGCGGTGATTCCCGCAGTCAGGCCCACTCCAACGCGAGTCACACCACTCCCGAATCGTTGCACGATCCCACCAGCATTCTGCAACGTGCTTCCGAATTGCTTCCACGCTTGTGCTGTCTTATTTGCTGCCGCTTCGGCTTCCTTCAACTCCTTCTTAGCCTTGTCAACCGCGCGGGTGTACGTCGTCCAAGAAATGCGGCCATGATTGAGGAGAGTATTTAGCTCCCCAACCTCTTGGGCAAATCGTTCCTGGGCTGTTGCTGTCGAGCGAAGCAAAGCCTCAGCCTTTGCGAGTTCGCGCTCCTCAACCTGTAGCGCTTTATTCATGCGCTCTTGGGCGGCGGTCGCAGATGGCAGCGTAGCCATCATTTGCCTAGCAGCCCGTTCATGGGTTTGCTGGGAAATGCGTCCTTTCTCAAGGAGCCGATCTAGGTCCGCAAGCTTCTTTTGGTATCGCTCGACTGGGGAGAGGACAGCATTTGTGACGGCGGCGGCTTCCTGGATCTCCGCATTCATTCGATCTTGGGCTGCCTGAGTAGCCGGCATCGTTTGCATTAAAGTTTGAATGGCTCTGGAGTAGGTCTCCTGCGAGATCCGACCAGCGTCCAGATGCGCGTCCAGCTTCTTCAACTCTTGCCCATATCGCTCTAGCGGAGTGGCAACGGCATTTGTAATCCGTGCCGCTTCCGCTAGAGCCTCATTCTGAGCCTTCAACGCTCCTTTAGTAGCGGCTTCAAACTCCTTAACGACCCGATTGATTTCATCCTCTGCCTCTTCCATGACTTGGTCAAAATCCCGCGTATCACCGACGAGGCGAACTATCAGGCGTTCAATTTCCTCTCCTGTCATTGCTTCGGCTTTCTGGGATAAGGTCGAGACTTCTTGGGCTTCTTGTCGAGCACGCCCAAGCCTCCCAACCAAGCAGCCTTTGATCGTGCGGTGTACTCCTCCTGAGTCAACTCCTCTTCCGGCTTCTTCTCATCCAATCGCTCAAACTCTAGCAGGAAGGTCTTTAGCTTGATTCGCTCGGGATGCTTCTTTCCGATTCGCCTTATCTCGCAAGCAATCTGGGCGAGGTAGTAGTCTTGCTTGGTGTGATGGTGCCACTCCTCCTCAAAGAGAACTTGCCACAGTACAAACTCCGAGCTAGTTGTCCTGCGCTTTGCTTCTTGCAAGGAGCAGCCGATCCGCTCCGCGATCTTGCACCAAGTGGCACCCTCGCCCTTTAATCGTTTTTTGCCTTGTCCTCAGCATCCTCTCCCAGCCCCGACAAATCCTTTGCCTTCTTTAGCAAGGCTGCTTGACAACTGGCGGGCAGGGCTTGGATGAAGTCGAGCGAAACGGGCTCGGAAGAAATGCTCACCAGCTTGTCCCCATCGAAGGTAGAGAGGAACAGCGATTTGGCAAGCAACGATCCTTGCAACCCTTTGAAGTCCGTAACCCGCGACGTTTTCCCGTCAGCGGATTGGACAAGCTTGGACTTGACCGCGTTGAGGTATTCGTCTCGCAGCGTCCCGTCCATTTCCTGTAGCGCGTAGGTCTTCGTCTCTCCTGATTTCGGATCGCGCAAATTGACCTTTACGATCTTGCGCTCCAGATCAAAACTCATTTCTTCCAACATGGGTCTTTCCTTTGGGTCTTTGGGTCGAGAAAATAAAGGAGGAGGGAGAAAGGCTTCGCATCCTTTTTCGCATTAGGTTCTGCCAGCGCGGTTTAGCAGCCCAGCAACTCCCTCCACAAACGTCACAACTACGGAGCGGTGTACACCGGCGGTTGCTCCACTCCGCTGTTGTCTTGGTTGCTGGGGATAACGGCGATTTCAGCGGTCGGTTGCTCGCCTTCCGATACTTCGTTGGGAGTGAAGGCGTTGAGCCATCCCCAAAATTCCACCTCGGATTCGTCCGGGAAGGTCACCGTAATTTGCTGATTGACGTTGACCATTGCCAAGATCGAATCATAGAGGACGGGATCGTACGCGCAGGTCATGGAGAACTCGGACAGCGTCTTTAGAGACTTGGGCTGCCGCGTCCTCCACGCCTCATTGCGCATGGTCGTGGTATCGTTCTCGCCGCCGCCGTCGATGCCGGGCGGGGTGACCGTTTTCTCCTTGAACTCGATGGTCGGATTCAACGAGAAGGAAACGAGTGTTGGATGGCCGTCGTTTAAGATCGACATAGCAAGATGCTCCTTAGATTGAATTGGGAAATGGTTGCTTGCTTCCCATCAATCAACTGTATTAGGTATTCAGCACACCAACCGACATGGCGGCCGCTCCGCCCGAGTAGCCGTGGCTGAAGGCAATGGTATCAACGTCATCTCCTGCTACGGGATTTGTCTCGCCGCTGCCCGACACCCATACCACCGTTTGCCCTGCCTCGACGACCTGCGCGTAATGGATCGTCGCTCCTTCCATCAACATGATGCGGCCTTTCTTCGCAGCATAGAACCCCACCCCTTGCAAATTGTCGCCGACAAGCGAAATGGCTTCGGTGACCGCCTTCATCATGGTTACGGCAGAATCCTGCGCTGGCAAATTGTCTCCCGTGCCGCCGTCGAGCGCAATGGAATCTCCCGTTACGGTCGCCGTCATTTGATAACGGGCGCCGGTCGTCCAATATACGTCGATCTTGTCCGACGTAG